TGGCTGCGGCTCTACGCGACACCACTGGTGGTGCAACCGCTGCTGCTATCGAAGAGTAAAAACTCTTTTAGCAAAAGCAAGACCGTCGTGTGCGGGGTGGCTCTTTCGGGAGCCACTCCAAACACCACGAAAACTAAATTTTTATAAACCTAAGGATTTTAAATGGCTTTCCCAAAGAATGGCGTTGTAGAGGCAGGAAAAATTGTGCCCTCCGCTTTCGGCTTACTCGCCGTAATCAAGCCTGAAAATTCGGCTGACGAAGACCGCTGGGTTCGTGGCTTCTCTCAAGAATATGAGACCACTGTAAACAATTTGAAAAACTGGGATGACTCGGACACCGTTAGTTACACTCTTGTAAACAATGCAACCGTAAATTATTACGATGAAATTAAACCTTTCTTTGTTGAAATTGATGAAGTCCGCTCTACTCTAGGTTTTCTAGGAATTGACAGAATTAGTCGCCTAAAGCGTCAACTTGAGGGAGTAACTCAAAAGGCTATAGAGCGTGAACTTTGGAATGGCGATATTCGCATCGCTGATGGACACGACAACAAGGCTTTAGTTGGAGGGGCAACTGTTGTAAATTCTGGAGTCGCACTTTCTGCTAAGCGTGCGCTAGCAGTATTAGAGCATTCAATTGCTGAAGTTTCTCATGGCGGGGAGCAGGGAATTATCCACGCTACTCGCGATGTAGTTGCTCTTTTATCTAGCAACTCAAATATGCTTTTTCACGAAAAAGATAAAGACCACCTACAAACTATGGGCGGAACTCCAGTTATTGTGGGCTCTGGCTACAGTGGCGATGGACCTCGTATCGCTGTTGCTACAGCAGCCATTTCGACAAACACTACTCTAACTCTAAACACTTCTTCTGCTCACTACTTGGTTACTGGAGATACAGTCAGATTTGCAGTAGATGGCGCAAATGTTGACCAAAGTTCTGCCTCAGCAACAGTAACTAAGGTAGACGCAGATACTGTAACAATAACTATTGCCAGTGCCACTAACGCTACTTCCGAGGCAGTTACTGGATACATTCAGCAGTTGGGTACAGAATCTACAAAATGGGTTTACGCAACTGGCAATGTCAAGGTCTACCTTGGTGATGTCGATATCGTAAATGACAACCTAGGTCAAGGTTATGACATAGCAGGAAACAAAAATGAAATCAGACTAAAGGCAATCCGACCTGCTGCGGTTTACTTTGGCACATCCATCCACCTCGCTGTTCGGGTCGACCTAACAGTTTAACAATAAGGAGAACAGCCCAATGGCTACTCAAGAATATGCTGCTAGCATCCAAGGCGTGTCAATCCGTGTCACACGCCTAGACGCTGCTGGCAACCTGCTAAACGGGGCTGGTGACTCTTACACTACTTCAGCCTTCCTACGCGTTTCGTTTACCCCAGAGTATGAGGAAGGCGATGAAATCACCGAGAAGTCAGCAAACGGCACGGTTTGTGTGACATACAAGGCTCCAGACACACTGAAGCGTATCACTATGGAACTCGCAATCTGTGAGCCAGATGCTGAACTCTCACAACTTCTATCTGGCGGTCTACTTCTTCGTAAGAATGTAGATGGCGTCGTAAAGAGCGTTGGTTGGGCAGCACCTGGTGTGGGCGATGACCCAGCAGGTCACGGTGTCGCTATCGAGGCTTGGTCTCACGCAGTCAAGGATGGTAAGCGTGCTTCTGTATTGCCTTACTTCCACTGGGTCTTCCCATATGCCAAGTTGCGTCAATCAGGTGACCGTGTAATTGAAAACGGTATGCTAGCCACAACCTTTGAGGGTTATGGTCTTGGAAACCGCAACTTCGAGTCAGGCGTAGATGGTCGCTGGGAGTTCCCAGTTGCCGCAGAGCGCCCTTACTCGTATGCTCGCGCATCTTGGGCACCTGTGGGTCTACAAGGCTTCTACACTTGGACTGACAACTCTGGAGACGCATCGTTCTTTACCGCTGGTGGAAACATTCAGGGTCAGACCACTCCTTACATCACCTCTGTTACAGCAGTCAACACTACAGCCACTGTTATCTTTAGCGCGGCTCACAACATTGCTACTAGCGACAAGGTATATGTATCTGGCACTGGCGAGCCTTTCAACACCATCACTTCTGGTGTTGCTGCTACCAATGTCAACTCGACTGCAATCTCGTACACCATCGCAAATGTTGGTGGTACCACTCTTACAGCCACTCTTGACAAGTTCAGCCGTGTGTCACTTGTTGACTCTGCTACTGAGGGTGACCCTAGGTACCTTGCAGTCACTACCACAGCAATCGACACCAAGTACTCTAATGCTAGCGGAGATGTTGAGGCTGGTTACAATGTTCCTGGTAACTTGGACTACAACGCTGACTCGAATGTCGACTTTATCATCAAGTCAAACGAAGACTAAGGAGAACTGTTCTAAATGGCAACTCAGGAATACGCAGCCAGCATTCAAGGTGTGTCTATTCGCGTAACGCGACTAGACGCCGCTGGCAACTTGCTAAATGGTCCAGGTGACTCGTACACCACATCTGCGTTTATGCGTGTGTCTTTCACACCAGAATACGAAGAGGGCGACGAGATTACCGAAAAGAGTGCCAATGGAACTGTATGTGTAACTTACAAGGCTCCTGACACTCTCAAGAGAATCACTATGGAGTTGGCTATCTGTGAACCAGACGCTGAACTTTCTCAGTTGCTCTCTGGCGGTCTCTTGCTTCGCAAGACCGTTGACGGCGTTGTGAAGTCTGTTGGTTGGGCTGCTCCAGGCGTCGGAGACGACCCTGCTGGAAATGGTGTAGCGATTGAAGCATGGTCGCACGCTGTGAAAGATGGAAAGCGCGCGAGCGTTCTTCCGTACTTCCACTGGGTCTTCCCTTACGCAAAACTTCGTCAGAGTGGTGACCGCGTTATCGAGAACGGTATGTTGGCTACCACATTTGAGGGCTACGGTCTAGGCAACAAGAACTTCGGTTCTGCTGTTGATGGTCGTTGGGAATTCCCTGTAGCCTCTGAGAGACCGTACTCTTACTCAAGAGCATCTTGGGCACCTGTCGGACTTCAAGGATTCTATACTTGGACTGACCAGGCTTCTTACCAGTCATTCTTCACTATCGGTGGGATTCAAGGTGCTACCACGATTGCTATAACTGGCATTAGTGGCTACGATAATTACCGCGCTGTGACTCTAGGTAGTAGCACTGTTACCTCTGGAATTGCCAATGGAGACAAGGTTTATGTCAACAACTGTGGCGAGCCATTCAACACCAGCACAGTGGGCGAATCAGTAACATCGTTGAACTATGTCGCTGGCACCGCTACGGCAAATGTGACAGCATCAAATACCACCATCACTGTTGCTAACACCGCTGGTTATGTTGTTGGTCAGGACATCTTCCAATTGAGTGGGACTGGGACACTTTCCAACACCACGATTGCCACAGTAGTAAATGCTACTGCTTTCACTGTAACCGCAGCACCAAGCGCAAGCGGTACTTTGACCTTTGGTCTAGTCGGTATGGGTGCTACTGCGAATGTGGCTGTATCAAATACTACTATTCAAGTGGTCAGCACTGCTGGTCTAGTTCCTGGTATGACTATTGCCAAACTCGTTGGTGGTGCCTCTCTTGCCAACACTACAATTGCAACTATTGTAAATGCAACAGCATTTACAGTAACTACTGCTCCTACAGTTCTTGGAAACCTAGCATTTAGCATCAATGGTGGAAACGCTTTCTACTATTCAAACTACCCAACCACTGCCAACTTGTCATCTGCTCTAACAGCAACCCTAGACAAGTACAGCCGTGTAAACCTAGTTGATAGCATCACCGAGGCTGGCTCTTACACCCCAGTCACCACAACTCAGATTGACACTCAGTATGCTAACGGTGCTGGTGAAGATACTTACAATGTCCCTGGCGGATTGAACTACAACGCCGATGCAAATGTTGACTTCATTATTAAGTCAAACGAGGACTAATAGTTAGATAGGAAGGCGGCGAGATTGGTTGATTTTCTTCCAATTCTCGTCGCCTTACTTCTTACCTAAGGATAGATATGACTGCTTTATGGATTCAGCCAGAAGAGTTGGGCGACTACGCCAACTCTGAGTATGCGCTGGAGGCTGCTAAGACTGCATCTCATCTTTTATGGGCTATGTCTGGTCGTAAATATTCAGGAGAAACTATTGTCACGGAACGCTACACTTGTGTACTTCGTCGCTCCCGTTTAGGCTCCTCCAACAAAAACACAGACGGCGTTTTGTTTGGTGGGACTGTCTACAACATTCCGTCTGCCGATTTTGACTACGACGAGTACTCTTCTCTAACCGTAGACGGTATCTCACCTGAATCTAGAATCAAGTTGCGTGGCGGTCCAGTAACTAGAATCATCACAATCAGAAACCGAAACGGTTCTTTGATTGACCCAACAAGTTATTACTTAGTGGACCACTCGACTATCCATGTGAGCCTAGCCACTCCTTGGACCCCTTGTAATACTGAAGTTACTTATGCTTATGGTCAGAACCCACCTACATCTGGAAAAATGGCAGCCCGCACGCTAGCCATTGAATTTGCCAAGTTGTGGTCTGACGATGAAACTTGCGCTCTCCCGCAACGCGTAACTTCTGTCTCGCGACAAGGTGTCTCTTTCACTATTCTTGACCAGCAGGACTTTATTCAAGAACTGCGTACTGGTCTTTATGCTGTTGACTTGTTCCTAAAGACTGTCAACCCAGATGGTGCTAGAAGGAAGACTAAGGTCTACTCTGTAGACACCCCGCGAGCCAGAAGATACAACCCTAAGGAACTGGTCTACACAACTGGCGTAAAAGACCTAATTGTCCCACCTGGTTCGGGCAACACTGGAACTGTGACTTTAGGCTTAGCAAACATCTATGCCACTTTCTTGACTAGCCAAGCAGGTTGGACACCAGCCCTAACTATCAAGAGTTACTCAGGCATTAAGTCTCAGACTCTCGCTAACACTTCGGCAAATGTCAATACCTCGGCTTCTACAATCACCCTGTCCTCTGGCTATTCAGAAACACTGGCCACCATAGGTATGGTCGACCCCGGCACTTGGGACTTATACGCTACCCACACAAATAACAGCGTTGTGCTGATTACTAGCGGAAACCTAAAAATCAACCTAAACGGTTAGTTCTACAATAGAAGTAGCCCATAAATAGAAGGAACAAAATGGTACACATTCAGACAAACTTCACCGCCGAGTCGATGAACACTGGTAAAAAGGCAGATGCTGTAGTAGCACCTGTAAAGGCAGAGCCTAAGAAAAAGGCTAAGCCAGAGCCAGTTGTAGTCGAGACCCCAGTTGTTGAAGAAGTAGTAGTGGTTGAAGAGACCCCTGTTGCTGAAGAAGCAGTTGTAGTCGAAGAGGCTCCAGTAGCCGAATAGTAGGCAAAAATGTCCCTAACAACAATCGCAGATGTTTCGGAAGATGCCCTCAATCTAAAAAATATGATGGATGGCATTATTTCTCGTATCGAGACTGTCTTCCAAACATACAATGTGCCACTACCCACACGCCGTTATTGGACAATGGGTGAAGTTGCTATTGACTGCGAACAAGTTGTTGTGAACTTCCTACAGATGTACTTGGGTACTCCAGGTGATGAAGCATCTACCCCTCAGCGTTGCCATGTGCCACGCACCGCATCTGTTGTTATCAGCATTTCAAGACCCGTGGCGACCGTTGGTCAGAACGGCAGACCTCCTAGCGGCGATAAAATCACCGAAAGTTCTTACTCTTCTGCTATAGATGCTTGGGTTTTGATGGAATGTATCCGCGAATTTGATATGTGGGATGATTCTGGATACGGCTTGGGAGTGATTGCGACTATTGACACTTCTGGTCCAGAGGGTGGTTTCCAAACTGTCAATATGCAACTAACACTAGCGGTGCCATAATGCCTAGGGGGTTTCCAGACAGTTGGGGACTTTGGGCTGCTCAAAGAGCATTTAGGGGCATAAAAGGTAGTGGTGCTAGAGCGGTTCGTGCTGCTGGCGGTGGCTCTTCTACTCACTACACATACAAATTCAGCCACCTAAACTTACATAAAATAAGACTTGACGCGTACACAAAAACTGCCAAAGGTCCAATTTGGGGGATTCTACAAAGAAGAGGAAAATTGGTAGTTGCTCTAGCCAAAAGGCAAGTGGGAGTGGACACTGGTCGACTCAAAAACTCTATAAATATGGAGCATAAGACTGCTCGCTATGGACAAGAACTAAGAATAGGCTCTAAAAATAAGATTGCTTATTTACACCACGAAGGCACTAAGCCTCACCTAATTGTCCCTAAAACCGCTCCCCAACTTGTCTTTATGAGTAAGGGTAGAATTATCCGCACTCAGATGGTGAGACACCCAGGAACCAGACCGAACCAGTTCCTATCCGACCAACTTTTTGTATTCCAAGACTTAGGTGCCGTTTACACTGGAAAGTCCTTTCCACCAGTCAAATAGCCATAATCAGTAGTTTTTTTATAAAGTAAAATAGTCATAGGTTGAACCTCAACCTAATTACACATTCACAAGAAAGACTATACGAATATGGCTAGATTCAAAGACTTTGGAAACGGCGGAGACGCTGGAGAAAAGACCCCAATTTCATTCAAACTCTGGGACAAAGAGTTCCACTGCGTTCCAGTAATTCAAGGAAAACTTCTTTTAGAAATTGTTTCCGACTCCTCTTCAGAAGATGCATCAAAGTCCGCTCAGGTAATGGAAAAGTTTTTTTCTGCTGTCCTAAAGCCAGAAAGCAAAAAAGAGTTTGATGCAGTTCTATCTGACCAAGAGAAAATTACCAGCATAGAAACTCTTGGAGAAATTGTTGCTTGGTTGATGGAAGAGTACTCAAACCGCCCAAAAGAGCAGTCGACGGACTAACGCAGTGGGCGGTCAGTATATGGCCGTATGTAAATGGGAAAGCGCTAATGAGTGGTCTACAACTTTCGAGCATGGAAGCAAGCCAAATGCTAGATGTCATTCATTATCTTTTTGAGGATGATATGCGCTACTCTTCGGGAGAGCAAGCGGAAGCCGTCGGAAAGTCTAGAGAAATTCTTTATAGACAACTTTACGATGTCGAGTATATCTTTGCGGGTTCGTCAAGGTCGTCTAGGTCTGGCAATAACAGTAATTCTTTTGACGACTTTGACAACCTACAACCTTTTGACCCAAAGAAGAAAGTAACAAAACCTTACATCCCTCCTACCCAGTTCGACCCCGATAGTGGACTTCCGATGAGTGGCAATGGATTACTAGAAGCGCCACTCAACTAAGGAGGTGAACAATAAATGCCAGTAGTTGGTGAAGCCCATATTATTGTTAGGGCTATCACTACCAATGTTGCCAAAGACATCAGAAATGGTTTCAATGGCGTAAGTGGTAGTGGTGGCAAGAACGCACAAAAAGCAGGTGAAAACCTATCTTCAAAGTTTATGCGTGGCTTTAACAAAGGCTCAGAAATAAACTTCTTGACTGGAATCTCTAAGGGCTTACAAGAGATGACCCCGAGTGCTCAGCAGGGGTATGAAACAATAAATCAGTTAATTGTGACTGGCTATAAGGGTACAGTGATGGCTAGCGCCTTTGCTGGGGCTATTGGAGTCATAATTGGTGCTCTTGTTACATTAGTCGCTGCCGCTGCTGGTGCTGCCACATCGTTAACCGCAGTAATCGGTCTATTCATATCAATGAAGGCTGCTTCGGCGGTAGCCAAATTTGCCATGAATGGCGTAGGCGAAGCGGTTCAACAAGCAACACAGCAACAAAAAACTCAAGTAGAGACTCTAAAAAATTTACGAGAGGAACTACAGCAACTAAAATTTGATGCCGAAGACGCCGCTCTTGCCGAAGAAAACGCTGCCATTGCCTTAGAAAAGGCTCGTGAGGGTCTCGCCAGAACTGCTGATTTGCCAGCAGACTCCCGTGCTCGTCGCGAGGCAGAAATTGCTTATAAGCAAGCGGACCTAAACTATCGTCGCGCTAAAGATAGAAGCGCTGACCTCAATGAAGAACTTAAGACTGGGGCAAAGGCTAGAGCCAAGGCTGCCTCTCAAGACCCATATGCCAACCTCACCAACACTCAAAAGGGGTTTGCCAAGTTTCTTGTAAAACTACAGCCAATTTTTAAGAACCTAAGGGAAGTGGTAGCGCAAGGTTTCTTGCCAGCGTTACAAAACGGGCTTACTCAACTAATTACTTCTGGGACTTTCAATGACATTTTTAACGGAATCAAAAGCATTGGTGATGCCCTAGGAAAAGCAACAAAAGTTGTATTTGACTTCTTCTCCTCGGCTGAGGCTGGAAGATATCTAAGAGAAATCTTTGAAACTATTTCTCAGGTTACAAAAGAGTTTGGACCTATTCTTTCTAAGTTCTTTAAAGCGTTCCTAAAAATTCTTGCCGCCTCCTCTCCAATTGTTCTGAGGCTTGCTAACTTTATTTCTAGAATTCTCGGGGACTTCAATGAATTACTAGATGCCACTGGCGATGTTGGTCTTCGCAAATTCTTTATCACAGCCGCTGATATGGCTGGCAAGTTTGGCAAGATTTTTGGCAACATTTTTGGCGGGTTTTCCAAGATTGTTATGGCTAACTTTGGTCCTGGTACTGGTGGAGACTATCTCCTCAACTGGTTGATTGAGGCTACTCAGGGCTTTGGCACAATGGGCAAGAGTGGTGGAGACCTAAAGACTTTCTTCAATGGCGTTGCTCTAAACGCTAAAAAAATGTTTAGCGGTATTGGTAGCATCATTGAGCAAATTGTCAAGATTGGTGCTGACCCTAACATCGGTGCTTTCTTTGAAAAAATTAAGGAGGCTTCTCCATATTTCAGTAGCATCTTGAAAAAGGCTGGACAAGCACTACCTACAGTTGCAACTTTGATTGTAAAAATTGTTGAGATTATTGACAAACTTACAGACGACGCTGCTATTGACAACTTCTTCAAAACCTTGGTTGCTGGTGCTGATGTGTTTAGCAACATACTTGGTAACCCAGTTGTGAAGAGCATTATGGCGTTTACTGGTCAAATCAAGGCTGTAACGCTAGGTGTTGGTGAAATTGGCAAAAAGGCTAAACCAGTATTTGACTTCCTGACCCAAACTGTTACAAATGTTACTGGGTTCTTCGGTAAAGCCCAAGAAGTAATTACTGGCACAAAAGAAGCGTTTGGCACCGTTGTAACAGTAAACGCTGGGCTAAGGAGCGCTGTAAAGAAGACTACCGACAGTTTCAAAGCAGCAGCAAAGATATGGCCTAAGTTCTCAAGCGGTGTAAACCAAGCCAGAGACTTTACTGGACTTTTATCTAAGCAAACTGGAGCGTTTATGAAAAACGCTACAGAAGGTACTCGCAAACACCTTAACGGGAACACGATGCTTGTTAGAGGTTATGGTCGCCTAAAACTCGCCATTGAGACTACAGCCCTAAGATTCAAACTATTTAAGATTGGGTTCCTAAAAGGATTCACTCAGATGGCTGCTAGCCAGAACAAGTCTATTGCCCTGTTTGGAAGAATGGGTGTGGCTATGATGGCGGCTAACCCTATCCTGCTAATTATCGGTCTGATTGTTGCCGCCTTTGCTGTGTTGTTCACAACAAATGAAAAATTCCGCAATCAAATAATTGAAACATTCCAGCCAGCCCTAGAAGCACTAAAAGAGGCTTTTGCGACAATTATGGTTGCCCTACAGCCAGTGATTCTTTCTTTCAAGTACCTTATGGAGACTCTTTTTGGTGGCTCCAACGGCGGTGGCGGTCCCCTAACTAAATTCTTTGTAGTTTTGGCTGAAGTCATTAGCAAACTTGTAGTTGCCCTAGCACCACTTATTGCTAACTTGATTAGCAAGTTGATGCCAATTGTAGAGAAATTACTTCAAATTCTCATTCCGATTGTTGAAATATTTATGACGCTTGTAAGCGGAATATTAGAGGCACTTGCTCCTGTACTTATCGTTCTTGCTGACGCATTTGGCGCAATTGTGACTGTAATTATGGACCTATTGATGCCAGTAATTGACGGTCTTATGGGATATCTGATGCCACTGTTCACTTTCTGGACTCAGATGATTCAACTTATTGCTGGATTCTTTGAGGCTCTATTCTCTGGCGACTGGGATAAGTTTGGGAAACTATTCCGCGACTTGGGTCAAGGAATTGTTCAGTCTTTGGCTGATATGTTTACTGGGTTCATCAACCTACTAATCACCTTGTTGAATATGCTATTCAAGGTTGCAATGTTGCACCCGCTTATCGGGTTCCTAGCAGACACTGTAAACGCTTTGTCTGGTGGTGCTATTGACATTAGGGCGGCCGTTGACCAAGGTCTAATTCCACCTGTGCCTCGCTTTGTAGTTCCGCAACTTTTCGCTGAGGGTGGTATTGTCTCCCCGTCTGCTGGTGGAACTCTAGGTATTATTGGTGAGGCTGGTAGACCAGAGCGCGTTGAGCCACTTGACCCAGACGGACTTTCTAAGAGAGACAAGGCAATGATTGAAATGATGAGTGGCGGTGCTGCTGGCGGAATCAATGTCACCGTAAACGGAACTCCAGATATGGATGTCAACGCTCTTGCT